TACGTGGAGTTTTCCTCAGTTTGAAGTCATAATTCAACAGGAAGGAAAAGAAAATATTGTTAAGACAGTACACTGGATTCTTACAGGGGTAGATGGTGAACATGTTGCATCAAACTATGGATCGGTTTATCTCGATCCACCACACTCATCATTCACTGAATTTGAAAACTTGACAGAAAATATTGTGTTGTCATGGATTTCAAGTAAATTGGATATTGATGGTGTTAAAACAAATATTGAAAATGCAATAAATAAACAAAAAAATCCAGTTATGCAAGCATTAACGCCTCCATGGTTATAAGGAAAAGATATGACTGCTCTAGCTAATGTTGCAATTACCGATACGTTTGATACTCTAAGAATAAGAGTGAATCAGATTGTTGAAAAAGGCAACGAAGAAGAAACGAAATTAACAAACTCATATAATAAAGCCAACTCAGCTAACGTGCTGGCATTCAATACTGGAATAGGTGCTAACGCATTTGCTGCTGCTACAATAGCTGGTGCCAATACACGAGTGGGTACGGGAGCCAATGCATATGCTGCTGCTATTGCCAATACTATTTCACTTGCAGCATTCAATAAAGCAAATGCTGCTCTTGCAAACACGACGGGTGCTGTATTTTCTGGAAGTCTGATAATATCAGATAATCTAACAATTGGAACAGCAACATCACCAGATCATGGTCTTGCAATATCAAAACCAGCAGGGGTGTCTGCTGCTCGAATGGTAGTAACAACAGCAAATACTACATTTGGTTCATATGCTGATATTGCAGCATATTCAAAAAATGGTGCAGAATATACACAAATAGCATCATTAACAGATTCGATTGGCGCACTTGTTTTTAATTCTGGTGTTGCTGGATACATATACACACTAACATCTACTCCGCTTATTTTTCTTACCGGCCTCAATGAAAGAATGCGAATAACACCATCAGGCAATGTTAGTATCGGTTCTGTTATAGCTTCAGCAACATTAGATGTTTCTGGTTCTGTGTCATTTGCAAAAGCAAATGTTCTTGCTCAAACACTTACAGATGCTGCAACAATAAACTGGGACACATCTTTAGGTCAGGTTGCAACAGTGACTCTTGGTGGTAATAGAATTTTCGCAGCACCAACAAATCTCAGAGTCGGCACATACGTGTTACACGTTATTCAAGATGGTGGTGGAGGAAGAACAATAACATGGAACTCTGTATTCAAATGGCCAAATGGAACACCACCTGTATTAACAACAACAGCCTCTAGACGTGATTTATTGACATTTGTTTCTGATGGCACAAATCTTTATGGTACATTCTTAGCTGATGTGAGATAATTGTCTTTATACTATAAATATACATATGTCATTCTAAAATCCAGAAAAAGGAAAAACAATGTTTGAATATTTCAGATCATTATTTGAAAGAGTTAGTTCAAAAATATCAAATAAGAACAAGCCAGACGAAAACAAAGTCACCTTCGATTCTGATGGAAACATCATAAACCATCCAACAGGCAATCCTAGAGATGGTACACCAGCAGAAGTAAAGGCGCTAGCAAAAAAACTATTTGAAGAAGTACAAAAGCACAGAAAGTAAGTAGATGGCAATACCGGCTACAAGAGAAGAGCATATAGACTGGTGTAAGAGGCAGCTGGGATTTCCTGTCCTAGACATCAATGTGGATGATGATCAAGTAGAAGACGCAGTTGATCAATCCCTTCAGTTTTTTCAGGACTTTCATTTTGATGCTGTAGAGAGATGGTATCTGAAGCATCAGATCACAGAAACAGACAAGGCAAATCAGTACATTCCTATCACAAATAATGTAATAGGAGTTACACGAATCTTTCCTGTCGGTTCAACAAATGCCTCTGTCAACATGTTCGATTTGAGATACCAACTCAGACTACATGAATTGTATGACTTCACATCAACCTCATATGTTAGCTATGTTCTAACACAACAACACATCAGAACACTCGATCTTCTGTTTTCTGGTGAGGTTCCTATTCGATTCAATAGAATTTCAAACAGACTATACATTGACTGGGATTGGACCAACGATCTAGATGTTGGCGAATGGCTGATCATTGAAGGCTTCATCATTCTCGATCCTGCTAATTATACAAGGGTGTGGAATGATCGTTTGCTCAAAAAACTTACTACTGCCTACATCAAAAAGCAGTGGGGAACAAACATGAAGAAGTTTCAGGGAATGCAACTTCCTGGTGGCATCATGATGAATGGACAGCAGATTTTCAACGAAGCTGTGCAGGAAATTCAAGAACTTGAACAACAGATTCGTGATACCTTCGAAGAACCACCAAAATTTATAATGGGATAATTCATGGCAACATCTCATTATTTTCGAAACACTGGTCTTCAAAAAGTAAATGAACAACGTCTCTATGAAGACTTGTTGGCAGAATCTATTCGCATAATGGGCCATGATATCTATTATCTACCAAGAGAAGCATGGTCTGATACGGACGAATTGTTTGGTGAAAATTTGTCCTCTCGTTTTGATCGTGCATATCAGATGGAAATGTATATTGCCAACACAACTGGTTTCGAAGGTGAAAACGAGCTATTTACCAAGTTTGGTCTAGAAATTCGTGAGGGTTCAAACTTCATTGTTTCAAAAAGAACTTTCGATAAGTATGTTCCCTCAAATTTAGCTAGTAGACCAAGAGAAGGCGATCTCATCTATGTTCCTGTCATGAACAGAATATTTGAAATCAAATTCGTTGAAGAAGAACTCTTGTTTTTCGGCAAGGGTTTGAGAACACCATATATATATGAGCTTAGATGTGAACTCTTCAGATTCAATAACGAAAAGATCAGTACAGGTGTTGATATAATCGATGAGATTGACGATGCTGCTTCGTATACTATAGAACTGCAAGTAACCGGCACAGGACATTATAATATTGGCGAAACTGTTTATCAGGGCGCAAACCTCAGTGTTGCAACAGTTACTGCCAAGGTGAGTAATTGGGACCCCAACACAAGAAAGATTTATCTCGTGGAAATCAACGGAACAGTGGCTAATGGATCAAATATCATAGGTGCGTCTTCCAACACAACAGGCAGTGTTTATTCATCAGATACTCTTGGTGATCATGTGTTCTATGATTTCTTCAACAACAAACAAATTCAGACAGAAGCCAACAACATCATTGACTTCACAGAAACAAACGTGTTTGGAACACCATAATGCTAACGTCACCTTTTTACTATAAGCTCATAAGAAAATATGTCATTCTTTTCGGAAACATGTTCAATAACATTACCATTGTTCGAAGAGATAGAACCACTGAAGCTGAAATTCAACGTATCAAGGTTCCTCTGATCTATGCACCCAAAGACAAATATGTAACCAGACTTGCGACGGACCCTGACCTGTTACGTGAAGTACAGACCGTGCTTCCTCGTATGTCGTTTGAACTCACTCCTAATGGCATCAATTATGATATAGCAAGAAAGCAGAACTCGCTTCTCAAACACTATAACTGTGGTGGTGCCAATGGCATTAGCTCTGCCTTTATGGGAGTACCATATAATTTTACATTTGAGCTAAACATCTACTCCAAAACAATAGATGATGGCAATCAGATCATAGAACAAATTCTTCCATATTTTCAGCCAGACTTCACATTGACAGTCAATCCTATTCCTGAATTGAGTATTCTGAAAGACATACCAATCATCTTGGATGATGTCGTATACAATCCTCAGTATGAAGGCAATTTTGATTCCGTCAGATATGTTTATTGGACGCTTACATTTACTGTCAAGGGATATCTGTTTGGACCCATATCCACACCCAAGATTATCAGAAAGTCTATTGCCAACATCTTCAACGATCCTTCTATTGTTGCTGGCTACACAATCAAGATAAACACCGATGCTGGTAACAACGGCACATTCCAGATGATGGATTCTGTATATCAGGGAGACAGCTACCAGACAGCAACTGCCGTCGCCACGGTTGTTAGTTGGAATCGTGAGAATCGTAAGCTAATCATCTCTGGTGCACAGGGACAGTTCATAGCAAATTCTGACATCAAGGCAGTGAACACAAATGCTGTTTATAACCTATCTAGCTTTGATGCCACACCACTCAAACTCGCAAGCATTACAATTGAGCCTGATCCTATTGATGCTGAACCTGGAGATGACTACGGATTCACAGAAACAATATTGGAATGGCCAGATACTGAACCTGGAGCTAACACGTGACAAAAGTAAATGATTCTCTTTCAGATGCTCTTGATGTTCCTTTTGAAAAACAGGAAATTCTTGAACCATTGAAAAAACCAGAAGAAGAACAACTAAGTTCTGATGCTGAAGCTGACTATAATCTTGCCAGAGAAACATTTCGCAAACTGATTCAGCAAGGAAATGATGCTTTGGAAGATATGAAGAATCTAGCAAGAGAGAGTGAAAGTCCTAGAGCATACGAAGTTTTTGCAACAATGATCAAGACCATCTCTGATTCTACCAAAGATTTGTATGATCTACAGAAGAAAACAAAAGAGTTGAAACAGATAAACGGCAAGCCAACACATCCTGATGGTGCAATCAACGTCGAGAAGGCTGTGTTTGTTGGAACAACTGCTGATCTTTTGAAACGAATAAAGTCAGAAAAAGAAATAAACACTAAATAGGTCTATAAAAGGAGACCTTTATAACCAAAAATGAAATCATTCAAGAAATTTCTCAATAAACGTGTACTATCAGTATCAGCACTTGCAAAAAAGCATGGTGTTGATACTGCTTATATTGAGAAACAATTGAAGCGTGGTATTGCAGTCGAACATGAACACACATCCAAACTCAAAGTGGCCAGACAAATTACTCTGGCTCATCTTTCTGAAGACCCGGATTACTACAAGAAACTAAAAAAGATCGAAAAGAAAACAATTCATGAGGGAACATACCATCTACCAGATCATATCATTCATGCTGTTTATGATCTGAGAAGACAGGGTTATGGTCCATACACCACAGCAGCAAAGATAAGGGATGAACACAACTTAGGTGATTACTCTCCTAAAACACTAGATGCTGCTGCAGAAGACGCCAAGGAGAGATTTCCAGATCGCTACCATCCCAGAAACTCAAGTACAAAAAGACAACTTTGGAAAAGAAAAAATATAGACGTAGACAAGATAAGACATTATCGAGAAAACTTAGGTCTTACGTTCAAAGCGATTGCACCAAGGGTAGGAATTCATAAGGAGTATGTGCGTCAGAAATATAATAGTTTGCCAGACAGCAAGGTAAATCCTGAGACACATCGCCCAAGAAACGATCATGATACTGTAAGTGCTATTATTGGTTTATCACACAAAGGACATTCAGCAGGCAGTATTGCAGAATTTCTTGGTCATTCCAAAAACAAAGTTATTGGAGTTTTGAACAGAACCGATCCCAAGAAAAGAGAAGATATTATAAGAGGTCTAAATGACAATCCTCCTAAAGAATATTTGGAACACAAAGATAAACCAGTTGTCGTAAAAAAGGGTGGAAGACCAAGCTGGAAAGGAACCAAGAAAATGACTGAGGAAAGAATGAGCAGAATACTTGAAATAATTAAAGAAGCAAAAAAAGAACCAACAGATCACCCTCACGAACAAGCAAAGGTTCTTTATCGTATGTTAGAAAAACATGCTGACAGCGTAAAAAAGACATTTGATGGGGCTCATCCTGAAGTGCAAGACATGGTAAATGCATATTTAGAGCGAATTGAGCATGTTCAGAATAGAGCCAACAAAGTTGGTGCTAGAGTCAAAAAACCAAAACGTAAGATGGGTTTCTAAAAACATGTTTAGTTTCAAAGAATTTATTTCTGAAAGCATTTCTCCAGGTAGAGAAAGATATCTGGCAAGAATGGGTAATAGAAAAAAGACTCGTGAGGACAGATACAAAGAAAGAGAACAACCAACTTTGTCTGATGAAGAAAAGGATGCGCACGTAAACAACACATTCAACAGACAGTTGCTCAAGAAAGTCAGAAAGTCCCATGATCCTTCTAGACCAATAGGAGAACTTTCTGATGATGCCAAAGCTCTAGGTAGAGCAATTGTCTATCACTTTGATCAGGGCACTAGAAAAAAAGAAGAATCATTTGACAAGCAATTCTATCCTGACCATGAGGAAGGATTCAAGAGATTTTCGGAAGGTCATCATATGATTCGCATAGCCAGACATGCAATGCGAACACATCTGGGTGATCATTTCGCACAACTATTACCAAACAACCAATCAAGAGAAGTTTTAAGAAGGTTATTCGCTAAAAGATAATGGCCAATTATAAAACATCATTGGACTACTATGTGTATGCATATTTAAGAGAAGATGGAACACCTTATTATATAGGAAAAGGTAAGGGAAATAGAGCATGGAAAAAACATGGCAAAATACCTGTTCCAAATGACAATAATAAAATTATTTTCTGTGAAACAAATTTAACTAACTTAGGTGCATTGGCAATAGAAAGAAGACTTATTCGTTGGTATGGACGAAAAGATAATGGTACTGGTATTCTCAGAAACATGACTGATGGTGGAGATGGTGTATGGGGATCAGAGGGATATTGGAAAGGTAAAGTGAGTTGGTCTAAAGGTAAAAAGAGAAAATCAAGATCACAACAAACAAAAGAAAAGATATCTAAAAAAGTAAAAGAGAATTGGAAAATTCTTGAAAATAATGGAATGTCTGGAAAAAAACACAGCGATGAAGCTAAATCAAAAATGAGACAGGCAAAATTGGGTAGAAAACATACTGAAGAACATAGAGAAAAAGTATCCAGAGCAGTGAAAGAAATTTGGAAAAAAAGGAAAAGTTGTGGCGTTTGGATACAACAATAACCCCAATCTACCAAGATCGGATTACAAACACAGTTTTACACAGCATGAAATAGATGAATTTCTAAAGTGTGCTGAAGACCCTGTTTATTTTGCCATATCCTATATGAAAATCGTAAACGTTGACAGGGGTCTGATGCCCTTTGAAATGTGGGATTTTCAACAGGATATGTTGAAAACCTTTCATGATAACAGATTCTCCATCTGTAAGCTTCCACGACAGGTGGGCAAGGGGATTGACATTAATGAAGAGATTTTGACAAATAGAGGATTTATTAAATTTGGTGATCTCTCTGTTGGTGATAAAGTATATGGTCCAGATGGTAATCTGACAACCGTAAAATTGGTCACACCAATAAAAACACTGAGATGTTATGATGTAGCATTTGATGACGGAACAGTAATAACCTGTGATGAAGACCATCTGTGGGAAGTCTGTTCTTCTGATTGGAAACATAAGTCAAAAACTCTGGGTATGAAAGAACTCATAGAAACACTGTCGAATAAACAAAAAAATGGCAGTGGTCTCTATGTAAACATGAATCATTGCTTGGACTTCTCTGAAAGACATTTACCAATCAATCCATATGTTCTTGGTGTATGGTTGGGAGATGGTAATAAAAACGATGGTCGCATAACTTGTCATATAGATGACTATTATTTTTACAAAAAAGAAATAGAGAACGTATCCGATTTCAGACCAGATAAAAGAAACCCCGAGACTGGAAACTTTAACATCAAAAGTCTCAATACAATATTGGGTGAAATTGAACTTAGAGGTAATAAGCATATTCCAGAATCATATAAGTATTCTTCAAGAGAACAACGAATTCAGCTTGTTCAGGGATTGATGGACACAGATGGTTCTATAAGAAAGAATGGTGGTGTTGAATTCTATCAAAAAGACGAAACCATTATTGATGACTTTATTTTTATTCTTAGATCATTGGGTGTTAAAACTCGCAAGAGAACGAAATTAGTCAATGATAACATTTATTTCACTGTCAGATTTGCTACAGATTTATTCGATTGTTTCAAACTTCCACGTAAAGTTTCAAAACAAAAATCACACGTCTACAAAGAAAAAAACAAAAGAATATACATCACACGTATAACTGAGAGAGAATCTGTTCCTACAAAATGTATACAAGTTGACAACGAAAGTCATCTATTTTTAATTGGAAAATCTCTGATTCCAACTCACAACACGACAACCTCAGTTGCTTATCTTCTCCATTACATACTCTTCAATGAAAACGTAAGAGTGGCAATTCTGGCCAACAAATCAGCAACTGCTCGTGAAATCATGAGCAGACTACAGCTTGCTTTTGAATATCTTCCGCTCTTTCTTAAACAGGGTGTTATCGAATGGAATAAAGGATCAATATTGTTGGCAAATGGTTCAAGCGCCCTTGCTGATTCTACATCAGGCTCATCTGTTCGTGGTAAGACCTTCAATGTTATCTTCCTTGACGAGTTTGCCTTCGTTCCCAATAACATTGCAGAAGCATTCTTCATGTCTACATATCCTACCATTTCATCTGGTAATTCTACCAAGGTAATCATTGTTTCCACACCCAACGGATTGAATCTATTCTATAAGATGTGGATAGATGCAATCGAAAAGAAAAGTCTGTATGTG